ATCTTTCTTGATTGATATTTTAATTTGCGTTTCTGGGGTGTCCTCGACTTTAAGGTCGAGGACGATTAACTATTAACAACTAACTATCTTAAAAATGCTGAAACCGGGCGAACATGACCCTTATCCTGAACCTTACCGGTCCAGTTGTAGAGGGTGCCGCCGCTGAAGTACAGATTCCACGCGTACTGGGAACTGCCCTCGGTAGATGTCCAATACCATGAACCGAGATCAAGCTGTGTAGCTCCCTTAATGAGTGACAGCGCATAGTTAATCTTGAGTGCATTGGCGTACATCATCAGGCTCTCTCCCACGGATGGTAGCCACCAGTAGCCGGCAGTCAGACCCTTGCCCTTGCTGTTTGCACGACTGTATGCCCTGCAATATCCTGGAGCGTATGATGCTGTATTGGTGACGTGCGCAGAGGATGATGCCTTGATTGCCGCGTCCGTATGCTGACGGCCATTGAAGTCGAGCATAGCGGCAAGGCGGTTGTTCCCGGTAACCTCTGCGGCAAAGTTATCATCGTTTCCGTAATTGATATTATCTCCCTGCACGGCCGCACTAGACCATGGCAGTGCCGTGGCTTCTGTAGGTGCTACCACGATGTGACGTCCGCCCTCGAAGACTACTACACCATCAGCCACCTCGCCAGATGCTTCGATAGATGGCCACTTGTATGGCTTCACCATCAGTGGATATCCGTCACTGGTGCGATGATACATGATGAAGATGCCGTCCTCGATAGCCTGAAGATTGAGTCCGTCGGCTATAGCCTTCTTCAGAACATCAAGAGACACGAGGGTGATATTGCCGCTCGGATCCGTAATCGGGAATTTCTGATTACTGTTAACTGTACTTACTGTTGTCTGATCATTAAATTTTGCTTTTTTCATACTTTTTATGAATTTAAATTATTATTGATTTCTATACCTGCATAACTGCGGCATATCTGGCTGCATATCTCGATAGAAGACATTACGTTTGAACTATCGATTAATCCGACACTGAATTCGTATGCTGGCAGAGAGCTAGCAGAACCAATCACGCTGCTCATTGAAAGCTTGCCGGTTTTTACGCAGGTTCCTTTCCTGACGTACTTCCCTTTGGCAAGATTGATAAGCTTCGTTCCGTTGCTGATCTCGCTAGAGGTAAACCATTTGCCGTCTGCCTGTTTTGCCAGTTCGGAGGTAAGGTTCCTTTCGCTATCTGCAAGGATCAGCTTATCTTTACGGCCTGCTGTATATTGATACAGCTTTTTCCACGCCGTGATTCTGAAACCAGGCTCCCATCCCTGCAAAGGGTGCTTCTTAAGTTCTGTCCTGTCATCTGCGTAAAAACGCGGGAACAGACAGAGATTAACCTTGCTTACTGCTACCTTCATATCCTCCACCTCTCCGTCGACGATGAATCCTTTAATCTCGTAGAGCTGCGAAGCAGCCGTGAAGCCGTGATTATATATATTATTCAGATACTCATGCGCAGGTAGGTAGTCAAATCCTTCGAGCCTACCCTTGGTTACGTTCTTGTTATCCCATCCATTCGGACCGAGATCATAGAGCCATTTTCCGTTATTGTCGTAATACGACAGTACTGAATACCCAGTCTCAGAATCTACGCCGAATCGGATGTTAGGAACAACGGAATTAACCGCACCGAAAATCTCGACCATACCGTCATGCAGACAGACCCTACTGTTATTATTCTGACCGTACACGTTAATAGACTGAGAACCGAAGAAATCTATCTGTCCGATTGCACTCCACATAACCTTCGTGGCGACGAAACTGTATTGCGTGCTGAGTGCCCAGTTTCCTTTTCCTGCGTATGCAGTATAGTCGTCGTAAGGCGTGACAGAAGAGTCCTTCACGTGTTTCTTGTTGCACTCGTAGAACTTGCCATCATACTCAACCACGTCAAAAACATCGCTTTCATCGCTATCGAGCGGATAGAACGTATACCCGCCTCCAAGCTCTTCCCAGCTCTGCGGTCCGCGCATTCGCTTACCGTTCTTGCCGTCCTTGCCATTCTGACCAGCCGCCCCATCCTCTACCGTTCGGATGGGAATGGTATAACTATACGTCTTCCCGTCTACAGTCGCCTCGTATATCATGTCCACATTGGCTGATAAATTGGCTGATATGCTAACTGTTATTGTCTCTATCTTACCCGATACAGACTTTTGCGGGATAACACCTACTACCATCGACTTGTTAAAACGGATGCTACTCTTAATATCCAGCAGTTCTCCATCCCTCATCGCCTTCACGGTAATGCTATACGTAGACGCATACTTGCTCTTCTTGTGCAATATTGCCGGCATCGACATCTGTATGCTCACAGCACTTGCACCAGGCTCGCCCTGCTCACCCTGAACCTTAACCCACGTGTAAGCCGAGAATGTCTCCGGATCATCTTTTGTCGTGTTGATGCACGTGCCCATGTAGGTATACTGATCTCCGTCGCTACACGATGTGGAGAAGGAATTGTCCGAATTATCTGGAGTATTACACCAGGCGACATGGTAGTAGTACTGTACGGCATTAGTTCCATCCTTACCCGGCTCGCCCTGCGGTCCCTGGATGTGTCCGAGGTTGCGCCATTCGCTACCATTGTTGTGATAGATATCTCCATTGCAGATATAGCACGCTCCCTTGGTTGCACTACTGATATTATAATACAAGGCGCCACTGCTCTGCATCTCTATAGATAAGATAGACGGAGTGCTATAACCGGAACCGTGCGACACCTTCAGCTTGCCGGCATCTGATGAGGAATTCAGCAGCATGGGAAAGTCTCCTGGTACCCAGAGATTCGGATTCTCATCTATCGCAGCCTGTAACGCAGCACAGTTGGCGTAAACTCCACTCGCATCACCATTGATGGAGATGGAGGTTCCGTCCTTGCCATCCTTTCCCGCTGGGCCCTGCGGTCCCTGAGGACCTTGTGATCCAGTCACGCAGATAGGAGCAGTCTCCTCGGAGGTTCCGTCGCTATAATATATTATCGACTTGGTCCAGATATACCGTCCATTTACCCATTTCGGAGCCTGCCCTTTAAACCATGCGCCGCCAGTGATAGCTGTAGATGACGTGGATGAATAGTAACATTCCTCGATTCGGTCGATACTCTTCGCCGTAGACAGGCACATCGGGGTCGTTATCTTCTCCTTACCATTAGTATAATATACGTGGGTGCGGGTCCAGATATAATACCCCTTGCGCCATTTCGGGGCGGTTGTCTGCCATCCGGCAGTAGGAGCCGACGTATTGCTCGTCGACTCCGCATATTCCACATCGGTGTTGGATATACCAACACCGGTTCTGCGGAAATTAATGACTAAAGTAACAGATGCCATAAGCTACTTGACTGATTGTATTGTAAGAGATACATTACTATACCCTGCCTTGGCACAGTCCTGTCTCGTCACGGTAAACGTACTGAGGGCGTTCGTATTATTACGATTCTCCTCTGTATTGAGCACAACCCCAGATGCACTCTTCAGGGTAAAATAGAACTTGCTCTCTATCGGGGTTGCCGTTCCTCTCAGCACGAGCTGGGGAGTGACTGTCACCGAACCGATTCCACCATCATCCTCATCGATAGTTGCATCTTCAGGAGACGGATGCGGGTTTATATCGTAGGGGTCACTTCCGTCAATAACCACCTGGAAGTCGTAGCCAAGAAGGTTATCCTTGCTCATGCTGCTGTCGTTGTATACTTCCACCATGTAGTCTCTTGTACAATCCACATCAGCAGCCGACACCTCCAGGGTCTTGCCTGTAGCACTCGTAATCTGCTCCCATCCGGTAGGGGTATTAGCAGCACGATACCATTTATAGTAGAGTCCTTTCGTCAGAGTTTCGTTGCCCTGTTTTGCTACCGCCTCAAGCAGACAGCTATCCGTAGGACTGCTAAGAGAGAACCTCTTAGCATCTCCAGCCTTGATGGTTACTCGGTAAGCCGTACCTGTGTAAGGGTTCACCGGAATCGAATACGAAGCCTGGTATCCATTCGTAAGGTCGGACGCCTCTGCTCTCGCGGTCATCTGTCCTACCATCCTAATGACGATCGATGCAAAACGGGATACTTCGGCAAGGTTGTCGACAATACGGAGACCCCAGTAGAGCTGTGTGCTGCTAGGGCGAATCAGCTCGAACAGACCGGCAAAAAGGCCATCCGACTTGCCTGCTGAGTTAAACGTAATCTCCGCGTCGTTAAAAAAGAACCTCATTGATACCGGTGTGGCGAATCCGTCAGCCACTCTCGAAGAGGTACAGACAAAATCGAGTTCTGGCTTCGACTTTTTGAAGTCCGGATACACGACTACCGTTTCCCCGGCCTTCTGGTATTCCTGATAAATATCTCCATCCGGTGACTGAATGATGGCGGTATAGGTTCCCGTCTTAGCATTGAACTTAATTTCGAGAGATTTGCTTGCACTACTCATAATCAGCCCTCCTCTTCTTTTGTTTGCGCACTAGGTTCCTTCGCTCCCTGTTCCGTTGCGTCTCCACCTTCAGAACCGGTCACCTCAGAAGCAGCTTCTTCAGAACCTTCTTCAGAACCTTCTTCAGAACCTGCACCTTCAGAACTGGAAACATCTTCTGAACCTGTAGATGAATCCTCCTGAGAAGCGGTCTCGATGATGAATCTCTCGTCCGTTGCCGTAGGCAGAGGGCGGTTCATCACGCCATCCTGCTCCTGTCTCGCTTCTTCTCCAGTAAGTGGGATAGCGCCAATCTGCGAGAGAATTCTTCCAAAATTTATAAGGCTTCCAAATACCATGAGATCCTGCATCCAGAGCAGGAAGCAGCCATCCTTAAACTGAGTTCTGTCGTTCTGAAGACCGAGAAACACCACTACCTTGCGGTTAACTTTTACATACTTTTCCATATCTTTTTTGAATTAATGTTTTCTGAAAAACTAATGAAATACCAAAGGGTTTCCATTGCCATCCGTCAGTACTCTCCCCTTACCATCAATCAAAAGCGCCCATGGCTTGAGCACCTTCACATCGAGCTTCACGATACCTCCGATGCTGGCATCCATCTTGTCGGTAGGTATAACCGGATTCATGCCGTGCCCAACCAGATCGTAGACGATGGCGCTGCTGTGACTGTTGGTTGCCATATACCAGAGAGGGAGCAGCTCCTTTGTCGGGTTAGGAATTTCGCCCACGTTGTCATATATATAGGCTACAGGAAGTATCGATTTTGTTCCTGGATCAATATCGGATACCGTCTCTTGAATATCGTAGTCGAAAGAAGGGATTCTTCTCACGACATTGATGGTCTTGAACGGAGCTGAATCCGTCAGAGTCACGGCGGAAGGATTGCCGGTTGCGCTGTATTTAGCCCTGCATCTGATAGTAATCTGGTCGCCCATGATTGAGCGGTCGAGGGTTGCGGTGGTTCCGTCGGCAGAGATGGATATCTCCATATCGTCGGCAGTTACCGCCGTGAAATATCCATCGCTTCTACCTATCTCCCAGACGAACGCCCGCTTACTTGTCTCGCACTCCTTCGAGCCGAGACGGAGCGAAGCCACGATGGTCTGCACATCCGCATCGCGAAGCGGATTGTAATATGAGGTTCCGCTGCTGAGTAGCAGCACAGGCGCATACTGGGTGGCGTTGCGGCATTTCAGCGAATAGTCGATGATGATATTATACACCTGCTTGGTGCGGATATCAAGGTATTTCGCCTTGAACCTAAGGAGAATCGGATTCTGCGGGCTGGCATTGATATACCACTTCAGCTTTCCGTTCTCATCTCCACTGGTAGTAATTACGTACTTGTTGGCCGTAGATACCAGGGCATCCCTCTCCTCCACACCATTAATCACTCTTCTCCAGCTTACGTCTGTAAGCTTGGCGTTAACATTGCCACTAGGCAGGATGCGGTCTCTATCGATGATATTCACCTGCGGCTGGATGACGCAGGGAGTGAGCGAGTAATCCGGAGAATACTCCCATGAATCCGCATCGTAGGTCTGCTCATTAGGCACGCCGCCAACAAGCGACACGCCATAGTTAACCTGCAAGGGCTTGTAATTAAAATCAAATCTCTTTATTTTCATACCTTTATATATTAGAAATTACTGGCATTCATAGGATACCGATTGCTTGTCGGCTTCATTGCCCATGCCGTCCCTCAGAGTGACGGTGGCGGTAAATCTGATTTTCTTGGGCATTCCGTCGCTATCCAGCGAGAGGTCGTCAAGCGTCAGCACGATAGACTTGCCTGCATTTCCCCGTTTCTCTGCCCAGATGATATCAGATGATACCCGCTGTACTCCCTGGGAATTTTCGGTGTATCGGGTCCATGCTACGTCCGTATCGAGGATATCGTCTGTAATATCCTGCCCGTAGAGGGTTGCCACAATGGTGAGGGGAGCTACGAAATCGTCGAGGTCGTAGAGAGTCTGCGCTTCCTCAAAATCCACGGAAAATGCCGGATTGCCCTCGATCATCGCCCAGTCGGTATTATTCCATCTGGGTTCCGTATGGGTTCCCGTCTGCTGGCATCGCCATTTACAGCCCGTGAACCACACATCAGATGTTTCATATTTCCCGGTTTCCTCGTTGAGAGCCATGCAGTAGTACTTCGCTTCAGCGTTCCATGGTCCCCTATCCACGTATGTAACGATAGGCTTCCCCTGATAGTCCACCTGGATGAAATCCTGCGCCACGATGCCGGCTGCATACATATAATCTCGATTCTTTACCAGCGGCAATTTTAAGTCCTTCAGGAAGGATGGCATATCGCCGAACACCATGCCGTAGTTCCAGTTCTCCAGGATAGGCTTGGTTACTCCCGTAAGCTTCACGATTCTGCCTTCAGAACTCGACAGATAGAAACATTGCTGAAGACTCTCGTCCGTCTGGTTTCCCCATCTTGCGATGTTCATCAGCTCACACGGAGGAAAATTCTTTCCGGCAGGAACCTCATCGTCCGGATACAGGGAAACCTCGATATAGTTGGTCACGGCGTTCACGCTGTTCACCCGCATCCACGAGGTGTAATAGAGCGCTTCCGTTCCTTCTACAGCAGCAGTGGCGAGGTTGTTGACGATGCCCTTGATTACGTTGTTAACATGCTGCGCCGTAAAGTAGCCCTGATATTTCGACCGGAGTGTCAGTCCGTAGCAGTTATCACCCAGATAGCTCACCTTCTCGATGGTATCACTCTCCGTGAAAATCTGGTCGCCTTCCAGTGCACTCAGGCGGTTCACGATCAGTTCTATCACCTTCATGTACGAGCGGACGGTAATCGACTCCACTTCGGCATTACCCTTTTCATCTATCTGCGCGCCCTTGCCGCCAATCAGTCCGGAAACGAAGTTGCCGAATTCGGCACCTTTGGCAAACCTGATCATAGCTTCAGCAATATTCTCAATATCCTTGCGGAGTATCTTCTTACTTGCCTTTCCGTTTTCTGAAAAGTCATCTGCCACATCGGCTGTTCCTGCCTTCAGCTTGTTTCCACGGTAGATGAGATAACCGTTCAGTTCGTTCAAGGCTTCGAGCAGTTCGATATTGCTGTGCTTGTGCCCAACCCCACCGCCACCGGTATAGGTATCCGACAGGTCGCCCAGAAGCTGGGTAAAGATGAGCGAGAGCGTTGTTACTCCCCATTCCTCGGAATAAGGATTCTGCACCGGGAACAAAGCCCCGCCACTAAGCGGAAGTCGGGGAAATTCAGCTAAGCGCGGGGCGATAGTAAAATTTCCCAGATCCGGCAGATGGATATTCATCTGCTTCATGCTGCTCTCGCTTACCCTCGATAGGTTCAGATAGGGTCTTGCGTCCGAATATCTGTAGGTGAAGCTGTAGCTGGAAGGAAGTTCCTTCGCCTCATAGCTTACATCACTCTCGATGACGGTGATTTTTCTCAGAGAGCTGCCCTGGTACACATACTTGCCTAGACTAGGGAAGAAATCGAGCAGCCACTGGCGTTCCTTCTTGTCCAGGAATCCCGTGTTCTTCTTGAATTTTCGGGTAGTGTCTACACGGTATTCCTCGGAATCATCCTCTATCTCTGCCACGTTGTGTGTATGCTCGGCAGTATTCTCGCTGTTGCCGTAAGCCCTGAAGCAGTCGATGCCGCCCAGTGAGTTCTCGAAGAGGAACCATTCCTCTTCCTCGCTCTTCATATCGTCTGCGTAATACCGCTGGATATAGGTAAGGCGGTCGCCACCTTCCTGTTCTACCCATACGTCAAAGTAGGATGGCAGGATATCGCCGCCTACAGCCTTGGCAAGGGTGGCATACTGCACCGGAACCGTATAGGCATTACCTGCTTCCATCAGTGTGAGCTGCACCGTCTTCTCGTCATATCCCGTCCCGTTCCAGATGTAGGCCTTGCATTTCATTTCGCAGTCTTCCACGGCGTAATAAGTAAGAAATTCCGGAGAGTAGTAGGTCACGGCCTTCACCTGCGGCTGCCAGGTAAGGAAATTCGACTTCAGGAAGTTATCGGCAGAATCAGATAACCTATCCACTCCTGCACGGATTGCGGCAAAAACGATAACCTTTGCCTCTGATTCGTGTCCTACCTCGTAGATTTTAGCCACGAAACTCTTTTTGATATCGGGTTGTTCATACGGGGTACTCTCATCCTTAATCTGCAAACTGAGCAAAGGAAGGATGATATCCTTCACGTCCACGGTAACTCTACCCTTCTCGTTCGGTGAGTAGGTATGCTGCATGATGCTCCCTTCGTCACCATAATACTTGAGCACGAATACCACGTCTGTCTTCGAGCTGCTGTATATCTCGAAGGCATTCATGGAACCCACCATGTTCAGTTTGTCTGGATATAATAAAACCTGTATCATCTTATTCTCGTTTTTAATGCAAAAATAAGATAATACAGGTACAAGACAAAGGACTGATAGTCCTCTATATCTCCACGCACTCCAGCCACGCCGTGGTGCAATGGTACACCCATTTGGAGTGACGGAACATTGTCGCATGTCGGGTCTTCTGGCTGACGTAAGATTTCTGAAGACCATATTTCTGCCCCACATACTCGGCTGAAGGAAGAGGAGGATAGATAATCTTGAAGGTGCGGTCTTTATCGTCGCCCGAGTTGTTGTACGCACTCTCCGAAACCTCCACCGTCTCTTCATGGCCAACCCATTTATATCTACAGCTCATGGCCGGCATTATATCTATCATCCGCGCAGCTTTATGTATAGGAGTAGTCAGGGCGATGGTTCTCAGTTCGCTTTCCGTAGGTTCACTTTTCCCTCCAAGGGTAAACTTCAGCTTGTTGAAGAAGAAACTTACACCACGTATCACTACCTTGGCATAGGATGCCAGGTTCTGCTTCTGCGACTGGGTGAGCAGCAGTTTTACCTTGAGTTCCTGAAGTGAATTCCTCAGAAGAAGGTCGTACTGGCGGTAGAACTTCTCGAAGATGCCATCGTCTCCATTATACACCAGAGCGTAATCGAATATTCTTCGATAGAGTTTCTCCTCGGAAGCATGAGATGGCGGACCGAACCGGTTGTCGTATTCGTAATGGATATCATAGGCCGTGACGGTTCCGCAGGGCATGCCATCGGTTGATACGTAAGGGAAGGCAAGCATCACCGGAGTGGTTACTGCATCTTCCTCGCTCTCGGAGTTATCTTCCGTGGCCACCTTCATCGATGAGTTGAGCGTGGCATAGCTTCCTATATAGAGGTATCTGCCCATATCCCTGGTGATAGTCTCATCGTTTGCCGACTGTCTATACTGAAGGGTTCTCGTTTCCGGAATCATTTCCGGAATCTCCACATCCAGGGTGTCGGTATCATCCTCACCGGTATCGTAGCTCTGCGAACCCTCGCCTATCTTCGATTTCACATGATAGTTGCCGGAATATCCGTCCTTATAGAAGCAGCCATCCACCTTGTCGAAATAGGCGCCCGAATTCTTGGCCAGCATATCCTTCAGATCGTCGTAGCTGTCCTCGGCGTCGCTGTCCGCCTGATGCTTCGCCCGCAGCACCACACGCTTGTAATCAGATGCCGTCTTATAAGATAAGGTGGGTTCCTCGGTCATCTGGCGGGTAAGATCTGCCACGGGTGTACTATCCACCACTTCGCGTAGAAAGATAATATCGGCGGTATGGGTTCCCTCGTCAGAAACGAATTCGCAGAGGAACTTTTTCCGAAAAACTGAGAGAAAATCAGATACCGACACATCGGGAAGGAGATCCTCGATGCGGATATGCCCGTTTACCATTACATCTATCACATTGTTCACCAGAACCATCTTGCTGAAGGGTTCTGTGCGGGTGAAGAAATTTTCCTTCAGCTCGTAGCCGAAATAGGCGAATACGCGCTTGAGCACGTAGTTGGCACGGATAAACGGGGAAATGTAGTAACCCCTGGATAGGCTCACCGGTATCTCGTTCACGTACTCGGTTCTGCTTGCCTCGCCCTGAAACATGGCATCGCTCTTGTTATACAGGCAGAAATCCCACGCCCATGGTGCATCTACGTATTCGTAGCCTCCGGCATTCTTGAACCTCCAGTACTTGGCATCCTTCAGCTGCTTGATGTCGCCCCAGGCATTCAGTATCTTGTAGTTGTAGCCCGTATCCTTGCCGGAATCATCGGTAAGCAGTACGGGGAAGATATCGTAGTTCTCGTTGCTGCCACCGATGAGCGACCGGCAGAAGTCGATACACTTATCGATGGTGCTGCATCCCGGTACCATCTCGTCCTTGAAGATACTCTTCAGCTTCACGTTCTGTATCTTCGAGTAGAAGGATCCGTCGTTGATGTAGAACGAGGAAGAGATGTTTCCCTTGTGCTGCGCCGAGAGAATGATCTGTCTGCACTGGGCGAAATATTCTCCGTCCTCGATGCTCACTTTCGTGGCCACCATCTTTTCTCTCAAGCCGAAGGTGTCGGGATATCCCAGTATCATGCGGTTGTAGTCGCTTGCCGGAATATCCAGAGGAGAGGTGCTCTCCCCGTAATCATTGAAGAACGGGTTGGTGCGTTCCACCTCCAGCTTGGCAGATTCGCCAAGCTGGTAGGCCTTTCCTTTATCAAGATTCGTTATTTTCATGTTCTGAAGATTTTATTTCTTGGCAAACTTCCTTGCCTGGTTTCTCTGTTCCTGCTTGGCATCGAGGTCAGAAAGCGCCACGTAGGCGCGGACTCCGTTGTCACGAAGCTCCCTGACCAGTGCCAGGAGCTCGTCATTACTGCGTCCGGACGCGGCAATTCCCGCGTCGCGATGTGGGGATTCCTGCGTCGCGACGTAGGAATCAGCCCCACTAAGACTTGGTATGGAGCGGGTACGGAGCGGGTACGGAGCAGGTCCCTGCTCAATACTGCCACCCAGTGCCCTGCCCTGCATGGCCATCAGGTACTTGTTCATATCGAAGGTTCTTATCTGCCCGGCACGCTGGGCTGCATCCATCAGGCTGATGAGCGGAGCGATGGTCGGATTTTCCAGGGCTGCATTCGATGCCACCCACTCCTTGCTCTTGCCTCTAGGCCCCTCGCCCACGATGACGGTAGGCTTATCGATGTACCCACGCTTGCCAGGCGAGAATTCGGCATCGAAGTGCTTGCCGTCCTGCTCGCGCTCCACATCGATGCGACCTCCGCTCTCTCGGCCGCTTGCCACTCGTGCGCCCGAAGCCGAGGAGCTGCCACCGCTTCCGTTAAGGGTCATTCGCTTCACCTTCTGGCGCTCGGCATTGGCCACGGCAAGCTGGGCTGCACCCGTCACACCCATCAGGGCTGCGGCTACGCTACCTGCCACCGGTCCCATGTCGCTGTATGCCTTCATGATAGATGTGGCGGTGTTCGAGATGATCTGAGCTGCCTGCATGGCGAAGTTCACGTCAGCATACTTCTTCTGTATCTTCAGCTTCTCGTTGGCTTTCTTCTTCTCCAGCTTTTCCTGAAGGGCGGTGTTACCCTCGGCTGCCTTGATTTCGGCATCATACTTAGCGTCCACGTTCGCCATCTCGGCATTCTGCAATGCACCCACGGCATTACTGAAGAGTTCGGTGTAATACTGCGCCTGCTTCATGAAGGATTCCTTCTTCATCTGCTGCACCTTCTTCTCGTATTCCTCCTGGGTGATATACTGGTTATCGAGTGCCTGCTTCAGTTGCAGTAGCTGCTGGTCGTATTCGCTCTGCTGGTCGAAACCGAGAGCCTGCCTTGCCTGCTTCTTCTTGTCGTCCTGCTGATCAAGCTGCTCTTTGTGCTTGGCGATGTATTCCTTTTCTATCTGCTTCTGGGCATCCCTGTATGCCTTCTCTACCTGTACGGTATCCTCGCCGTTCTGCTTGGCGAGGTCGAGTGCTGCCTGATAATATCCCTTCAGTATCTCCAGTTTCTGGTCGCGCTGCTGCTCCAGGGTCAGTTCCTGCTGCGTCTCCCCTTGCTCCATCACCTTTGCCAGGGCATCCTGGTAAGCCTGTTCTACAGCAACCTGCTGGTCGAAATGAGCCTGTTCTGCCTTGCGCTGGTTGTCCAGCTGTTTATCCTGGAGTGATTTCTTCTTCTCGGCATCCTTGATGCCAATGTTCTTCGACTGCTCGCTGTAGGAGGTCTCGATGGCGAGGATGTTGGCGGTATGCTGGGTCTTCAGCGCCTGCATGGCTAGGTCGTACTTCTCCTGAGTGGTCTGCTTCTGGGCGAGAGCCATGTTCCAGTTGTTCACGTCCTGCTGGTAATCCTGGTTGGCGGCATCGATATCAGCCTGTCGGTTTTCTGAAAACTTTTTTGATGCGATATCATCAGGGTTTGGGGCTGTAGATGTTCCGGTGGTATGACCGCCGCCCGTTTTTCCGCCGCCATTGCCGCCGATATTGCTATCAGGAACCTCGGGTTCTGAAGCTTCCTTCACGGTCTGATGCATGATGTCTTCACCGTAGGCGTTACCGATGATGCCAATCTGCTTGTCAAGCTGCTTGATTCCTTCGGTAAGTGATTCTACTTCTGACTTGAAACGAGAGACGGCATCCACCTGCGTGTTTCCGGTAGTGCCCCATGATGTGGTATATTGGAAGCCGCGGGCATTATTGGCATCAGCCAGACGTTTCTTCGCCTTGCTGAGTTTAATGGTAAGGTCTGCACGCTGCTCGGCGAGTTCCTGGATCTGCTTTTTGGCACCCTGCACCTCGTAGAGCCTTACCAGGCTGTTGATGTAAGCCTTCAGTGCCTTATCCGATGCCTTGAATTTCTTGGTGGTCTTGTCGATGGTGGCATTATAGTGAGGAACTATCTTGTTAAGCGCCTCCACGGCCTTGCGTCTCTCGTCCATGGAGAGCTTTTCGTCATTGGCCACCTTGATCAGGTTTTCCAGTTTCAGCTTTTCCTCCACCACCTGCCTCTGGGCTTCTGCCTTGATGGCGTTGAGTGCCTTCTGCGACTGAGCTGCTGCATCGGCTGCCTTCTTCATCTCCCATAGCTTCATGGCGAGGAGTACCACACCTGTAGCAATCAGCCCGAAGACGCTTGCCTTCATCGTTGCATTCATGGCGGTCCAGGCGTTCTTGGCAAGTGTCACCCTGCCCGTGAGCAGGTAGAAGCCTGCCTGCAGCAGCTTCAGGAGTCCGGTTCCGGTAGCACATATCACGTTCCATGCCTGCTGCGCTGCAGCTGCACCTTTGGTCACGACGATGTTCGATTTGATGGCGTTGCTGGTGGCTATCGCTACAACCGTGAAGGCTGCAAGCAGGATGCCCAGCGTCTTCACCACGCCCTGATGCTTCACGCACCAGGAAATGAGACTGATGGTGTTCAGTTGCATATCTGCATAGGCATCATCCCATTGCTCCTTGAGGGGAAGGATTTCGTCACCCAGTGCCTTCTGGGCGTTCTCCAGCTCCACCGTTTTCTGTGCCGCTCGGTCGGCTGCGCTGATATAAGTCTCTCCAGCCGCAGCCAGCTGGGTATCTACAATCTCAGCCACGGCCTTCATGAAGTCGCCCGTCTCCTTAGTCTTCTCTGATATCTCAGCAGCAGAGATGCCGAGGTTATCCAGAATCAAGGGAGATTTACGTCCGAGACCGGTTACGATACTGTCGGTCATATATTCAACCGACTGGCCTGTCTGCTGCGCCTTCAGCTGGGCAAATTCCAGATACTTGCCAAGGTCTTCCAGCGGGATGCGGAAGTCATTGGCCTGCACAGCAGCTGTCATCAGTTGCACATCATTTACTGTGCCTTTGGTAGCCTTGCGCAGGTTATCGAGCAGGTTCGGGTTGTCCATGGCATTAAAAGCCTTGGTTACACCATCGGCCTGCTCAGCCATCTCTACGCCTACCCTGGCTGATTCTGATACGAAATCTTTCAGTTTAGATGTCTGTTGCCCCAAAAGGTCTGCAAACCTCGTTGCCATAGTACCAAAGAAGAATCCGTTCACCTGGTCACTTGACGCAATCTCACCGAGACTCTTGGCATTCTGCTTCAGTTCCGATATGCGTCCGGAAACATCTTTCAGTCGCTGCTCCAGTACGCCGTAAGCTTCCGGGTGAAGCGCCTTGACTGTATCATCAAGCTCTCGCTGCAACATCTTCTGCTGCTTGCGAAGCTGGTTCATTGTCATGTCCAGAACGTCGAGCTTCTGCGTCTGGTCGGCGATACCCTTGGTGGTTTCCCTGATTTCCTTGCTGGTGGCACGATACTGCTCGGCCATGTTCTTGTACTCCTTAGTGTTCTTCTTGCCAGCAGCCTCCATTTCTACCATGGATTTCAGCTGCTGCCTGTTGGTGGTCCTCAGACTCATCAACTTATTCTCCAGTTTCTTGATTCCCTGCTGAGCCTTCGACGACTCCACATTCACTATCAGTGAAACCTGGTCTTCCGTTAAATGCTTATTGGTCATAACTTATGATTTTTGGGGATTGAGTGAATTTTCAAGTTCCTTTCTGATTCCGTTTCTTACCTCATCATTGAAACCATAGCGAAGTTTGGGGAACGTTTCGTGATACAATACGCCCCATACCACGCGGTTGTAGAGGGCGAGGTTCCTGCGCTTGAACTTGGCGATGCGGTCGTTTCGCTGGCGATACTGCATATCGAGGAAACGGAGGTATGGAAGGATGCGCACGAAGATGGTGCGGTTCTCGCCCGATATCTGACTGTCAAACGAGTGGGCAGAGAGCGTGGTGAGAAGTCTTCCGGTGCGACGCTGGAAGTTGTTGCGTACCACGTTCTCCTGTGTGGAGTATATCTTCAGGATACCTTCCTGAAGAGTCTCGTGAACGAATTTCTTTTTAATAAGACTGTCTGTTACCATATTCTTTATACATTACTAATTAGTAATGCAAATATAGTAACAGACAGACGAAGGGCAAAGGACTATCTGAAGATTGCCTTATAAATAGGAATACCCAGTAATGGGGTGAGCATGGTGCACAAGCCGAGGTAGAACACCCATAATACGGGATTACAGGATCCTACAATAAACGGACCCACAATCAGTGCGATGACGAACGACGCAAGCGAAACAAAATCGAAAAAACCCATAATCTATATATTTAAATGCGTTAATAATTCTCCGGGTGCAAAGATACACCGCTTTTTCTGAAAAACCAAATTTTCGGGAAAGAAAAAAGCGGCTACCCTCACGAGCCGCCGCCTTTCTGTCTCATCAATTTGTGTTTCCTAATAAATGAGAATTTACTAAAAACATTGTTTATATAATGTAATAACCAAAAAAGCCTATTTCTGGCGATAAGCACGGAACTCCTCGTAGTTCTTCTTGCTTATCTCGAAGCAGGTGGTGATATGAACCTTGCTCGAGTCGAGAGTATCCTTCTCGTCCTCGAACACCTTCTCTGCATAGTGAAGGCACTCCATGAGCGGGAACTTATCCTCGCCTATCGCCTCTACCGCAAAGTCGTACATAAGGCTAGAGCCACATTCCTTGGCAGCGATAGAAGCCCTGACGTAGTAGTACTTCACCGGCTTCTTCCCGGTGAGAAGCTCTGTAAGCTTCTCGTGCATCTCCTTCAGCTGGGCATCGGTAATGCCGGCAATGTACATGCCGTTCATGCTGAGCATGTGTTCGCGCTTTGTCACGCCAAAGTCGTTAACCTCGCACTCATCAAAGATAGGGTGCATTCTCTCCTCGTTCAATTCAGCAGCCTTCTTTGCTGCATCTGTATTCTGATCGTTCATAATTTACTAGTTTAATTATTTGCTGTTATTGTTGTCGTTCTCTTCATTAACCTCGCCCGCCTTATCTGCCTGGGTGAAATTCTTATTGTTCTTCATTACTCACTCCTCCTTCCTTGATTCTGGTCCAACCTGGGTGAAGGAGTCCTTCCTCGGCTCCCGTGAGTACCCCCCCGAATTTCTGTAACGCTCGAAGAGGTTGTGGCGCTCACTCTGGATCTTCTCGTTCGCAAGCGCCCAGAAGTTCTTGGCATGAGCCTTGTCCTCGTTGCGTCTGTGCTCTGCCTCATTGCGGCTTGTTTTCAGGTTGCGAAGATCCTGCTCGTATTTCTGCTTGGCATCCTCATACGCCTTTCTGGCATCATGAAGCTCATCATTTGCCTGGTGCTCCAGTGCGAGGAGTCTGTCCATATCATCGTCATATACACGCTGTACGGCTGCCAATCGCTTAGCATAGTCTACGCGAAGCTTTGACAGCTCTACCGTATTGAGAACAAGAAGCGAATGGAATCTCTCCGTGGTGAGTGGCATATCGTCTTTGCCTATACCCTCATTATTGCCCGACTGGGGCACATTGTTATCCTTAGCCTGGGCAGCTTCCTGCTCCAGTAAGGCATTATTTACTTCTTGCTGTGCTGCCTGAGCAGCGGTATTCTGTACTTGGTTATTATTATTCTCCATAATTATTAATTTAAATTAAGTTATTCCATAAATGTTTGCGTTAATAATTCTCTGGGTGCAAAGGTACGGAATTCCTGCCTTTGCACAAAGGACAAACTTATAGCCCCCGTATGGCTATTTCCCGTCCTCCCCTACCGGGCGCCAATATACCGCGAAGGTGTCGCTATTCTTGAGGTCATCGAGTTCGCTATCCTCTGTCCAGATAAAGGGAAGGCCGCAGTTATAGCGCATTCCGTCTGCCAGCATTACGCTCTCGCGGTGGTCATCGGGCGTGCGAGGGTCACAGAATCTTACCTTGGCTCCCTTCTTGAAGCCGTCTGCCACCTTCAGGAACTCCTTCGACTTGTAGATAAACATCTTGTTGCCGAATATCGAGAACTCAAGCAGCCCGCTATGCGTCATGCTGCATACTCTCTTGCTCAGGACGAAGGCTTCCTTGTGGGTAATGGTTTTCTGACCTATAGCGCTGATAGTTGTCATCGTGACATCAGGATAGAAGATCTTGTACTCTTCCAGGCGTTCGTTCGCCTTCTTCATTATATTCTTCTCAGCCATAGCTACATCACCTCCCCTCCGAAAATGAATCCGCCTACTGCTGCCAAGGCAATGAAGCCCAGAAGGCCTGCCATGGTCATCGCTACCTCGCCATAGGTAACCGTTTCCTCACAGAGGTGCGAGAAGGTCTCGCTCTTGGTATGCCAAAGGCGGCATACCTCTGCCTTCACCTCTTTCTTCAGGGCTTCCACGCCCTCACCTACACTTGCGCCCGCAGGGTTCATGCCCAGCTGATGCGCATTCAAATTAATAGAATTCTGCATAATTGCCATCTTATAAGCATTATAGACCGACCTTGATGTATAGATACAATGGTGGCGGTCACATTCACCGCTGCTTATAAGATGGTAGCTTTCCCAGCGAAGGGCAAGAATCTTACGGATCATGCAACCGCCATATCGTAAATACCTTTTCCCCGCTGCCGGGAAAATGATACTTTAAAGGCATAAAAAAAGCCCACGGCGTGAAGCCTAGGCGAAACAGTCGCCTTCACTGAGTAGATTACTACTATCTTATAAGCGTCGGCAAAAGTACGAAGAAAATCCGGAACCGCCAAATATTTTGCGGGAAAATTTCTCACGATGAGAATAATTAACATAAAAACATGCTGTAGAGCATAAAATCGGGGTAATTCGGGGAGGAGGAGGAACGAAAAAGCCCCGATGCATTGCTGCACCGGGGCTGATATGTTATTGTTCGCCTTTCTGATAAATTGGCGGAATCTTATTCAATACGAATACCACAGCTAGACCGATAACGGTGGTTACGCCTATAATGCCGGCCACGGTATCATGGCCATTCATGGCAAGGCTATAGGATATGAATCCGAAGAAGAGGATGAGTATGGTGGCAAGAACCTGCCCCAGCGTGCTCTGGAAAAACTTCTTCTTCACAATGGTCTTCTCCATATCGATGCGATGATCCACCTGCTTCTCGGTCATCGACATGATGCGGTCGGTGGAACCCTTCAGCGTCTGCTCGTATGCCTTGAAATCTTCGGGCGAAGGAAGAGGTCCGCTGTATGACCGTTCCTCAATGGCGAGCATCGTAGAAACAATCACCTTCCGCTTGTCTTCCGGAAGTTCCTCCAGGATATCATTGATATTGGCAGGAATCATCTCCCCGCTACGGTCTTTCTTATCTGACATAAACCGACTTCTGCTTTAAGTTCATAACCTTTCTCATATCATTGCCGATGGCCTCCCAATCCTTTCTCAAATCTGAAGCGTTGTCACCCTTCAGATAATCATCGAAAAGGCTGTTGTCGCCTCCCAGACTTCCCAGGCTAAGCAGCCCTTCCAGTAAATTCTTAAGTATTCTCATATCTTTCGTATTTTTTTTGGATATTCACGTTTTGTTATTACTTCTCACGGTGCAAATATACTATTATTTTCTGAACAGAGCAAACGAAAGCGGATATTTAACACAAAAAACTTGAAAATGGGAATGAAAAGCCCCGATGCGTTGCTGCACCGGGGCTGATGCGCCACAAGGCTATGGCGACTTCTGTCTTATGGGGAACGATGGCCCCAGCCTCATTATATCCTGTCCGCAGCCGCACGCAAGCGATTGGAAACATCGCAAAGTGCTCCACGGAGCATAACCTTCTCTTCTTCGGTGAAACCACCTACACCACCATTCCCGTCAATACCATCGAGCTTATGATAAAGCCATGATGCCGATTTCCCGAAATAGGCGTGTGCTATCTCGCGCCATGATACCGTCATCTGGATATCCTGTATGCGCTGCTTTACTGTGCTGTCCTTAGCCTGCTTCATTGTTATTTCCATAATCTTATGCTTTTTAATGCCCTCCCCGAAGGGAGGGGTTTTGTTAATACTTGGTGTAATACTCGGGTGGCTCAATCATCTCATCAAACAGCTGCTGAGCGTACCATAATAACTGTGGATTACCCCTAGGGTATGACTTTCGGAAGTTTCTGATAGCTTCTATCAGTTCTTCCTCTTTTTCTGTTACTAAAATCTTTTTCATTTCGTTTTCTTTTAAGACGCTGCAAAGATACTACTATTTTTCGTAGTAGCCAAATATTTAATACGAAAAATCGTAGTATTAACTATGTTTAAGCTTTCTATTCATGAAAAGATAGAAAATGAGCGGGAAAAAGTGTATCTTTGCAGGAAAGAAATGTTTCACCTATTAATATATATAAGGTATGGAAAAGATAATAAGTAACAAGGTTCGCAAGAACCTGAACGAGCACACCACCCGCATCATCCTGGATCGCTCAGACAGAATGGCCAGCAGCACACTGGAGCAGCTCCGCAAGTCAACCGACCGTGCCTACACCATGACAGGGTTCCTGCTCACGGTATTCATCGCCCTCACGGCATTCGTATTCTCCAGCCCATCTTTATGGCAGCTCTCTACTGCTATAGTTCTGTGGGCAGGCATTTTTATTGCGCTATACATCATGGTAAACCAGGTGCTGTGGGTACACCCCTTCCGGCACACGGGAAATGAACCCAGGAACATGATACAGGAGGAGAATATCGACAGGCTTCTGAAGAACGGATACAACCAGGAAGAGATGAACGCCCTATACTCCATCAATACCCTGCTCGATGCCATCCGCCATAACCAGGATATCATCGACCGCAACAAGAGTATTCTTGCCGACCGCTGTGACCATATAGAAAAAGCAATGACGGTGATCAGGTGTACTGTCATCATCGCCACCATCATCACCGCCATCTCGCTTCTAGCCTCTGTTCTGGGGATGTATCACGGTTCCGCCATTTGAGCGGTCGTCTCCACCTCCACGCTGAGGAATCCAGTCGTCATCGTCTGTTGGTTTCATAATCATAAAAAATGGCCCGTGCATCCGGAGGGCATTCCTTCAGCACGAGCCACAAAGTATAGAGAGTGTTTCATATAACAGTCGCCACACGCAAGCCATGCCCTGCCTGCGAATAGCTATCGTTTATCTCTTCATTCCGCCTGCAAAGATAACACTTTTCTTTGAAACCATCAAACATTTGGCTGATTATTTTCAGAAAACGACAAAAAAGATCCCCGATGCATCACGCACCGGGGGACCGCAACCTAAAAACAAATTATTTAAAATAAATAGGGCCGCCGAAATCACTATGTTAGAGGAATGCTGGCGGCATTTTAAGTGAGAAGTATTAACACACGCTTGTGAGTACTTGTAATTGTTTCTAAAACATAAATCTAAATATAATCTGAATATTTTCAGCGTATGATCTATTCTCTATCTATCAAAGAGTATAACCTTGGGATAGGAAAGCCGGGTGTGAGGGTTCTGGCTCACCACATCCATGCGCACGCCCTTGGTTCCGTAGCGAAAGAAGAGAAACTTCTTCGGAACACGATGGATAATCATCTGAAGGGTGTCGCGGCTCTCGATGCGTGCCGTGAAACTGTCACCCCTGATGGTTCCCCGCAGGCTCATCCACGGATCGCTCCAGGATACTTGCTGCGGGGACCTTGGATAGGGATGGTAGGATAGAAGCACATTAGAATCCTTGTCAGCTTCATCATATATGGAGTCGGTGGTAATGGCGGCGTGAATATCCGCAGTAGCTAAAGAGGAAGTCTTGATAGCCGCCACCATCCGACGGGGTTTTATCTTCAGATCCTTGCTTGTAGCGGCAAGGAGGGAATCGGGGATGCGCTTCAGGCTGGATGGCTTCAGGGACATGGCTGAAACTGATGCCATCGGCTTACCTGACTGCGTCTGCCCTATCTCTACCTTGCCGTTGTGAAGAAGAACATCCTGATCTTCATTCATGCTATGTGCCTCCCGCTGCTGGTCGTGACACTCCTTGAGAGCCATGACCATTGCAAACGGGATAAGCACCAACATGACAACCTTAAGAAAACTAGTAAACCTACTGTCAATCATTTGTAATTAGACAATAATAACCTTAACCTATTTTTTTTATGAACTAAAACATCTACGAAACCGTTTACCTTCACCTGCGCTACTTGCACTTCTTCCGCACCGTCTTGATGATGGAAGTAATGGTAGTGAGATAGGCAGGATCGGTGGCATACTTGCAGCCTACGCCGTCGCATATCTTCCGGGCAAACGTAAGCGGATCCTTGCGGTATGGCCAGGCATCCTTGTATCCCGGCTTCTGGAAGAGCCGTTCATGCTCCTTCAGGCAGTCGGCAAGGGAATCGAAGTCCTTGAAGGCACGTTCTACGGTGTAATACCAGAGGTTCTTGCCTTTCACCTTGCACACGGAGAGAATACGGTCGGGCGCATTGAACTCCTGGTTCGGCGTCTTGAAGTATTCGTGGGTCTTCACCATGACGATGGCTCCGTCCCACTGGCTACCCTTGGTAATGCCGAAGAGGTTGGCCTTACCGATAACCTTCTTGCCCCATCCCGTCTCAAGCATCGCCTGGGCGGTGACGAAGGCTGCATCTATCTCGGTGTTCGCCTCCTTGGCAGCAGAATACACCTGCTGGGCGAATATGATCTGAGCTTTTGTTGGCATATTATATAATGTATTTATTTATCCTTGGTAAAATCGATTGTCTTCCCGATGTACTCTCCGCTGTCGTTGAAGTCCTTCAGTCGCTTCACGAAGTTCTTGGGCAGCATAGGGTATATCGCCTGTATGTTCTCGATGATGGAGAAGACTTCCCTTACCATCATGAACACGCACAAATAGTCTCCCATCCACTGCATCGGGCCTACCACGTTACCGTGAACCGTGGCGTGGCTTGCGAAGTTACTGAGGATCATCAGGAACATGTATATTATAATCTTCTTGGTGAACCGGGAGAAGAAGGATTCGCTTGACGCATCCTTGTGGATGAGGTGCTTCCATACACCCAGGATGGTGTCGATGGCTATGGCCACCGCAATCCACTTGGCAAATTCCCAATCCTGGAACAGATACTGGGTCCCTTCCATCACTACCGTGAGAGGGAGCGACGTGATTGCTATCATCGGTATATTGTGTTTATATTGTTTCATATCATTTCGGCCTTATGATTTTCGACGTTGCAAAGGTACGTAATTATTCCGAGGGTGCAAAGGACTGCGGGCGCATCATCCTGCGGGCAAGATGGTGGGTATCGAGGATATCGGCACCCTTGGCAGAGAGCATGAGCGTCCAGCCGTAGCTCTGAAGCTCGGCAGAGACAAACGGGATGATCTCGCAGTTGGTAATGCTCTCGCGGTCCATCCAGTAGAGTCCTTCAGTCTCCACGTCTGCCATGATGCGTGCATGAATCTTGGAAACCATCTGGAGGGTGCGGTCGTTGACGATGACCCTCTCAAGCATATCGGCATTGCTGGATAGTTTCTGTGCCACCGTCACCGCTATGCGCTGGGTACACTCGAAGCTTCTGCGCCCATCGTCCTGCATATCCACTTCTCCATAATCTACGAAGAGAAAGGAACCCGTAAGCTTGTCTATGCGCTGCTTCAGTTCATCGAACGACTGTCCATATACGTAGTTCTGAATCTCGGGAACCAGTTCCTTCTCCTCCATCTTGTCGAGGATATCGAGGGTGGTGGCATATTCCTCCATGCTGCTCTCACCCTTGGTGGCGATGCCCTTGATGATGCCGGAGTTCTGGGGAAACTTGGCAAAGTATGTAAATAAATCCAATAACATAAGCTTTATATTTTTGTCGCAGGAAGGTTTTCCTGCCCTGGTTAAATAATCTTTTTCACTATCTCAAGTGGCAGTCCCACCTCGTTGGCTATCTTCACCACGTCCATGCCGGCAGTTCTGAGGGCCTTCACGCCATCGATGGCTTTCTTGCGCAGGATGCGGAGATAGGTGAGCACGTTCATGCGCTCCACCTGGGAAGCGTTCCCCAGCCCATCTTTGGAGAGGTCGTAGAGCGCATCGGTGGCATCAGTGGTAATGGCATTCTCTTTCGGGAGGTCGAACTTGGTAAGCAGGGAGAATTCCGTCTTTCTGAAGATGAAATTGTTCACGGCTGTGAAGTTCAAGGCTATTGCCCGAAGCGTGTTCGCCGGAAGCTTCCTGAATTCATCTGCCAATTTCTGGGCTTTCTCGGAGGAATACTCTCCCTTCTTGAAGTAGAGTACGGCAGCCAGCAGCGGAAGACTCTCCTCGCCCATATCGAGCAGTTGCCTCGCCTCGATATACTGAAGGGCAGAAAGCGAGCAGGTGAGCGAGTTATAGTCGGTGCTTACCTCGTAGCCATAATACGCCTTCTTGTCGATGAAGACGATGGGCAGCATCTGTCGGCAGAAGCAGAGGTCGAGCAGGAACTTATCTTCTTTCTCCTTATAGAAAAAGGAAATCTGGCTGGCAATACTCACAAAATTTTCAAGGTTCCGCTCGTAGCTCTCGATTTTCCTTATGTCCCATTTCATCAGGTGGCAAAGGAAAAGGCACTTGACAACACCTAGTGAATACTGCCCACTCTCCATGAGGGAAAGCAGGTCTATCAGCTTCAGATACTGCTCAGAAGTGAGCAGGTCCCATGAGTTCGGGATTTCGTATTCCTTCCCGTTTGCTCTTACGGATATCGACTTTTTCATAAGCTATGGCATTAAGTACATGTTATCATTTATGCGGTTCTCGGCTGAGAAGGAAAGGAAATCGTTGCCTTCCTGGGCATCGAGAAGCATATCCACATTATGCAGCAAATCTTCCACCTCTCCGTCGAGCTGGGTGGCTAGCTGGAGCGCACGGCTTGCTTCGTCACTGCCCTGGCGGGTGGAGGTATTGTCATCAAAGAGGTTTCTTATCGTGGCAGGGAACTCCAGGATATCGAATCGCCTGAGAGCCTTCGCCACCGTCTTCTTCACCAGGGCACGCTTCAGCATGGGCAGCGCCTTCTGGGCAAACTCGGCAAACGTCTGGTCTTCCCCACCCTTTTCAAGGCGGTCGAAATAAGCACCGATGCTCTCGTCGAGCACTTCCTTCTGCAAGGGAACGCAGCGGAAAAAGAAGAGGTACGAGAGGTCGATGGGATAAATTTCATCGAATTCATCGGCAGTATCCACCTTCAGCTTGCTGAGCATCTTGTAATAGTTGGTCTTGCGCCAATCTTCCATGACAAGGCGAATTTCGGCGGTTTCATCGGAAACTATCTCCTCGGAAAGTTCCGAAATCAGCGAATCCATCGCATTGAAGTAGTTCTCCATATAAGAACGCTTCATGCCTTCCAGTTCGTACTTGTAGAGGTTGATATCGTTCTTGCGGCGGTTCACGGCATCAAAGACGATCTGTGTGGCAAGCGTGAGGTTGGCCATGGCAGTGCGGAGAAAATCCTTGATGCAGCTTTCCTCTTCCTGGATGGCCACGATATCGGTGAACGTGTTGCCGCCAATGATGGCGACAACACGCTTGCGTGCGGCTACGGCAGAACCCTGAAGGCTGTCGAAGTCGGCGCTGGTATCAGCACCAGGCGCGCAGTTGCAGAACTGTGCGTAGCTGCTGAATAACTGATTGAGTTGAAATTTCTTGTTCATGCCTGCTGTTGGTTAAGTCGTTGGGATGGTGTAATATCTTCCTGTCGCTGGGGAACCTCGCGGTAGAACCCGAGTCGGTAGCCCTGCCTGTAGAGTTCGGGGAAGTTCATGCGCAGTGCCCAGTTGAGCGGTTCTGCACATACCTCGTCCTCGGAAGTGAGCGACATGATGTAGATGAGATAATTATAATAGGTGTCGCTTCCACTCTTCGAGATGACTCCATCCTTATCTACGGCAGAGATGGCAGCATCGAGACCTACGGAAGAAAGGAGGGCTTGCTCGGTGCGCTTGTCGTAGGAGATGAGCGCCTCGATATATTCCTTGTACTTGAGGTCGATGGTCTCCACCTTCCACGACTGCTCGTGCCCCTGGGCATCCATGAAGGAAATGGAAGAAAAACCCTTGCCCTGGTTATCTGCTCCAGAAAGATAGGTACTGAACTTGCGGACCTCATCGCGGACGTAGCGAACCATGCACGACTCCTTGAAGTCGGTTCCGATATCGATGCCGTTGTACTTCAGCAGTTCCATATCCTTCGCCTTGCGCCGCTTGTTCTCCTCGCAGAGCTTGGTCATCTGGGTGCGCTTGCTCTGGATCCAGGCGTTTGGGATAATGACGTGGACCTTTGCGGCAAGCGAGTTTTTCAGAAAACTATTGATGTATCGGGCAGTCTTGTTGCTACCCTGGATGTAAGGTCGGGCGCCCTGATGCGTCTCGTTGGCTCCGTAATATTCATCTACCGATTTTTCACGATGGTGGGAGATGGCGGCAAAATGGTAGTTATCTACCTCGCTGAAGCTGAACTTCGGGTAAATCTGGTAGCTCGATAGGCCGTAAGCGAAACGTCCTACTACCACCTGCTTGAAATCGCCATAGGAGATAAGTTCTGAAGCTACGTCCTGACGGGTAGTTGCCAGTCGGCAGTATCGGTTCTCCATGGCTTCGAGGGCAGCCACCGGCTTGCCCATGCCTATTATCTTGCCTCGGGTAAAGCGCCACTTCACGAAGAAGTCGCCGAAATAATAGAAGTTCTTGATGCAGGTCTTGCAGAACTCTTCTACTGAAGGAATGCCACGGGAACTCCAGGAGTCGAGCCATTCCATCACCTTGGGGCACTCCTCGTACTTGCGTACCAGCTTACCGTCCTCGATGGCCTGCTTATATACGGCGAGTCCGTGGCCATAGAGCATCTTGATTTCCTTGGAGTAGAGACGTGGAAGCAGTCGGTTCTCCTTAATCTCCCTGGTTACCTCGTCGCATTGCTGGTTGTTGTGGCCACGCATCAATACCTGGTAGCCCTGTATGCCCAGGTAGTGGTGCTGCTGCATCCAGAGCGTGCCACCGAATGGAGACTCCAGCAGTGGCGACTGGAAGAGCTGATCTGCACCCATGGCAGGGTCGCCCTCACCCAACTGGAAGGTGAAGGTATTGCCATCGGCAAGGTAGATGCCGGCATTGCCATACATATCTATTTCATAATCCTTATTCATAGCCAATTTATTTTGTGTAGTTTATATCCGTCCTGAGGGAAGCCCATGAACCTGATGAGGATCCGGTAGCACATCTTAGGTTCTCCGTGCTCATCGGTGTAGAGGAAGTAATTCTCCCCATCGATGGCGAAGCGTTCCCTGGGCAGCTGGGTACGGTACTTGCAGTGGCGGCGGATCTGAAGCTTGGCACTTGCCTCTCCCCTCTGTCTGGAATAAGGGTAGAAGGCCAGGATGAACTCCCCATCGGGAAGCTTGCTTATCTCCCTTGCCCACTGCAATGCCGTGATACCATCCATGATGATGTTCTTGCTGTTCCTGTTCATGATGATGCGAAGATAGTGAAAAATTATCGCCCCGCAAAAGACCGGCTGCACCCTGGGGCCGTCATATTTCCGAGATTTCTAAGGGCTGCACCTCTCTTCCCCTTCCCAGCGGTGCGTGCACGTTTGGGTGACGCATTTTTCGGGATTTTTCCCCGGGCGGGTCCGCATGGACTGATTATCAGCATCTTCACGTTTGCACCCCTTCATTTTACCTGAATTATTGGTTCCTGCCGTAATTTTATTACCACAGAAATAGAATATTATCCACCGTTTATATCTCGAAATTATCGGGCAAATCGGTAGGATACGTACTTAATTCCGCCTTCACGGCATCAGAATAGAGACCGTAGAGCAGGTAAATCATGGCGGAGGGAAGCTGCGTGGTGAGTCCTGCCTGGTTCTTAAGCTGCTGCTTCTTCTCGGAACTCTTGTCAAGTTCTATCTTGCCATCCGTCTTCTTCAGAGGGGAGACCATGATGGCGCTGCAAAGGTTCTTGCACTCGTTCTCGTCGATGCGGACCACGGGAAGCAGCGGGCTGCGCTCGCCAAACAGCATCTGGCAGAGCTTGAACTGTTGCCAATGGTAGATGGTAGGCGCATCTTCATTGTAGAGCACCACCATAAAGCCGTATGACTCCAGGGCAGCCTTCAGATTGAGCGAGTCGGTGGTTATCTGTTCCCGTTCCTCCCTGCGCTTGTTGCCGGCACGGTCTGGGTAGAGATAAATCGTCTTGTTGACGGCGGCTGATCCGAAGAACTGGTGCACCTCTGCCACGAGGTCGTTGTAATCCTTGGGTAGGAAGGCAAAGAACTCCTTGATGATATCGAGCCGTCTGCCATAGTCCTTCTTCTGGGCTACGATGAGCGACTGGAAGTTGCCGGGGTCGTAGCCCATGTAAAGCGGTTCCTGAGGATCGTAGTGAAGTAGATACTCGGCAGAGAGGATGAATCTATCCTTCAGATTCAGGCGAAGGATGGATTCATACTTGTAGCTATCCTTGAACTGATGCCTTACGTGATCGTAGTTGATGAAGAACTTGTTGGTCACCTCCTTGTGCCGGATGGCACAGATGGCGGTGAGGAACTCATCGGTATCAAGGGTGTCAAGCTGCGTCTTGAAGAACTTAGGGCCGAGAATATCCTTGTTGCAGAAGGAGGATGCACGGATATAGAAGATGGCATTGCGGCGCATGTCGGCAAGGCGCGGCTTCCATCGCTCCACGAAGGAATTGAGCCTTACTGTCTCCAGTCGCATCTTCTCCAGGAGAACCGGATCCTTTGAATCCCTCTCCTGCTGTCTGAGTACAAAGAGACGGTAGAGACTTCGGTTAACCTCCAGGGCTACGGTGGCAATCTCCTCAATAAGTTTCGGGTTCACCTTCTTCTCGTAATCCTCGAACCAGTCATCCTCACCGAGGTCAACTCTTGCGGTATCGCTCACACCGGTAACACCTTCATAATAAGCAGAGCATCGCACATTGGCTGGACCTCCACGCAAGGATGGGAACAGTCGGGTTTTGAGTTTCTCGCCACTGTTATGCTTCATCTCCTCCACGAAAGCGTGCACGGCGTTTCTACCTGCCACGGATTCCGGCTGGTCGCTGGATACCAGCTGAAGGTGGGCGCCATTGCGGAATATCACGCTGTGCTTGGCATAGGCTATAGGGTATCTAGGCTTGCGGAAATGGGAAGGCAGCGTGCTCTCCCCTACCACGTAATCGATACCATATTCGAGCATAGAACGCTGCTGTCCGTTCACTACTACCTGACGGGAGAAGTATGCCTGGATATTAGGCCAGACATTGGTCATCAGCGCCACATAGGTCTTGTGAACCAGGAAAGATAGCTCCCCTGGCATATCATTGGCCACACGTATCAGGCGAGGTCCCGTCACGCCTTCAGTCTTACCTCCGGCACGGGCTACCTCGGCAAAAAGCATATTGGGGTCGATGATGTTGGCAAGCAACTGCATGTTATTCATGTAGTAATGCTCGAACTCCCCTATGGTATTATCATTCAATATCAGTTGACTCATCGCTTATTTCCTCCACTATTTCCGCTTCCTGAATATCAGCATCACGAAGCAAACGTTTCTTCTCTGAACTCTCGATAGGCAGACCATCGATGAGTGAAATATAAAAGCCGCGGTTGTGCTTGGCGGCAATCTCCTTGAGACTCCTTTTCTGAAAACCCAGCTCTTCCGGAGTGACTTCCGGGGTGATAAGAAACACCACGCCGAGGTCTCGGTCGGCTTCTGCCTGCTCGGATGCACGGCGGCGGCATTCCAGAGCCTGGTCCATGCAGGCCTTCTGCATCTTATAGTCTCGTTTGGCAGAGCAGAGCTTGGCTAGGTCTTCATACTTGTTGGCAAAATCATTCTCCCAGACCTTGATGCTTACATTGCAATCCACATTGAAGTAAGATATCGCCTGATTGATGCGTGTCATACAGGTGCGCACATCGAGGGTAATCTTCTGATGTGCGGCTATGCGCTGCTTGAGTTGGCGGGCGCCACGGGTAATGTTGCGCTCGTACTCGTATATTTCGGCAGCCCATTGAAGTTGCTTCAGGAAGATCTGTACATCGTCCGGGATACCTTCACAATCGCCTGTAGTCAGGAAGGTGGTGATAAGGTCGGGGTGTACGCTTTCCAGCTTTTCTATCTCGCTTTTCATACGCCGAATAGCTCCTTTCTCAGTTTAAGTTCTTCTCGGTCCTGCATGCGCTCATTCAGAAGCTTGATGGCATCGATGTCTCCATTGGATGCCATCTCAGCTATTTTCTTGTCAGCCTCTAGCTGAGCCTGTTCGAGCACACCTCCGTTCTTGATCATCGAAACGCAGGTGTCTGCAATCTTTCGTAATTCCGTCTTATCCATCTTGTCCATCTGGTTTTTCTGATTTATCACTATACTGTTCCATCACCATCTTGAACATGCGTTCACGTTCCTGATGCCGCTGGAGGTTCTCACGGTCGCTGGCACGTTTATCCTTGCGATCATCTCTTTTAATGTAGCTCTTATAGCGCTTGATATTATCGAGCGTGTTCTTGTGCTTATGAAGAAACTCGGCAGGGTCCTTCTTGAAGAGCTTCACGAGTTCATCGAATTCCGACTTACCCTTCAGCAATGGATGCTTGTATAAGAACTTGCCTGTATCGTTGTACGCCTTCAGCTCATCGAATGCCTGAAGGTTCCTGATGCGGAGTTCTGCCATGGCAGCCACATCGTTCGCCTTCGGCTTCTTGTCCAGAAGCTCGTCGAGTTTCTTCATCTTGCGCCATGTGTTGATGCGGTCGTTATAGATGACGGTTGCCATCTGCACGTCCTCGTTGGAGAGGTTGTCCCAGTCGATGTTAGGATATTCCTCTTCCTTTTGAACTACTTTTTTTTTGAGTCCTCATCCTGCCCGGCTGTATCGTGAGCATCAGGTTCCGGAGGAGCATCACCTTCTGGAGTGTCTGAAGGAACATCGGATGGAGTATCAACTGGAGCACCGGAAGGTCCTACGGAGGAATCGCCAGAAGGTTCTTTAGCTTCTTCCTTGGTTGAAGTGTCGCTTGAAGCATCAGCTGGTTTTTGCTCATCCCCCGTTGAAGTATTACTTGAACCTTCGGAAAAATTCTGGCCTTTCTCCGTTGAAGTGTTACTTGAACCGCCAAGAAGTTCCTGCTCCGATTCCGTTGAAGTATTACTTGAACTATCATCTGTATTCTCGTAATATTCTCGGTTGTCTGTGATTTCTTCTTCATCGCAAAAATCCAGAAGGGCGTAAAGGATTTCATCGGAATAGCGTTTCGGGTCACGAGAAAAACGTGCAAGCTTAGGATGGCGTGGCTGCTCGTCTTCCAGGAGAGAAAGGTCTGCCTGGGCGTGGTTCTCTCCTCTCAGCTTATTGAAAAGCTGTAATTTTTCTCTTCTGTTAATCATACCTTATATATATATATTATAAAAGGTGCGCCACCTTTCTGATGGCGACACACCTTTCTTCAATTCAACTAATAAATAAAATGAGAAAACAAAAACTTTAAGAGAGCTTATTCTTGGCTGTAGGCGAAGCAACTGCGTTCTGAGCGGTGTCACTGCTAGCGTGACTTTCCGTATCCGTTGTAACGCCAAGAGGATCCTCGGCATACAGGCAAGGCAAATCCACAGATGTGCGCTTGAAGGTGAAGGTGGTATATCGTCCATCCTTATCGTCCTTGGTCTCCGTGTTGTTGAGAATCATAGGTCGCTCAGGTTCGCCAAGAATATACCACTGTGGCTCCTTCACATGCTTGTAGAGGATAATAAACTTGCCTCCAGCATACTCCTCAATGAAGTTGTAGAGTTCTACTCGGGTTCCACCCATCACGATTACAACATTATTCTCGCCAGAGGTAGTGATATCACCTTTCTCCGTGGTGGCGGTAAACGTTGGTATATCGTGCGCATCGAAAAGGTAAGCCTTCAGGGTGTCGGCGGCGGTTGCAGTCTTGAACGGAATCGCCTTCACCTTTCTGTCCTTGTCCGGCTGAGGGAACGACTTGGTTATATCTACAAGGGATGTAGGAACCAGGACCACCTGGTAAGCGATGGCAGAACCGTGAGTATCTCTGTCTGTTACATCTCCGATAGTAGATAAAGTTACAAAGGCAGCCATCGAGACTCCTGTACCGCCAATCCCCATGGAAGATGTAGGATCATCAAACATCTGAAGAAGCGAAATGATGCTCATTACCATCATAATCGTCATAAAGAGAAGACGGCATTTGTGCTGGGCATAATTATAACCCTTGTTCGGGTTGTACGCACGATGGCGTACTGGAATATTATTTTTCTTCATAATTTTTTTCTGAAAAGGTAGGCGGGTACGAGATGTATCCCGCCTACCGGATAAGCAACTTTAAAATACTATATATTATGAAATCAGCGTCCACCAGGAACGTTTGGCTGAACGGCCTTGTTGATGGTTCGCTTGCCGCCTACACGACGCTCCAGCTCACGGAACTTATTGTCCTTGCCAAGGATAACCATGATATAGTCACCCACCTGGGTTGGAGTCCACGCGGCGGTGATATTGGCAAACTTATCGCTCTTGGCAATGGTAAGCTGATGCTTGGTGTCACCCTCACCAATCTCAATACAGTAAGCTACACCTGCCTTCGCCTTCTTGATATCGGTGAGAGCGGTAGCGGTAGTAGTTGAGTCCGTGATATGCCAGAAGCCGTTTGCGGCATCTACATCTGCACCGATGGTGGCAGCAGGAAGGTTTGTGAAGATCTGCTGGAACTCGTAATCGTTCTCGTCCATGGCAGCCTTGCTGTCAAACTTGCGACCGGTGAATGCCGCACCACAGCCTTCCTTCCAGGTGCTCCAGGCACGAACAGACTCCATCTGCTCTTCCATTCTGACTGCAAGCATCTCGCCTGGGAGATATTCAATGAACTGGATATTGCCCGGAACGTCCATGAACATCCAGCATGACTTGCCTTCGTATGGCAGCCACTTAATCTGAATGGTAGAGTCCGGAACACGGTTCTTGTAACCATTAGGACCAGTGAAGTCCTGATCCTTACCGTAAGTCTCACGGCAATTAGCAAGCCACCAGTCGATATGGTTCTCGTTGAGATAGAGGACGTGGTTGTCGATTGTCATACCCTCAGAGAGATGAGTCTTGACATCGGTAATGAACTCCTTAACCGCATCCAGCATGTTGGCTGAAGTATAGGTATTGTAGCTCTTATTGGCAAATGGCTTAATGCTGTAATCGTGAATATAGCGAAGCAGGGTGTACCAGATACCTGTACCTGCATTGAGGAAGCTTGAAGGCTGGCCAGCCTCTGGCTTCACATAGATGCCACGCATACGGCGCTGGTTCTGCTCATCCTGAGCCTTCTTGAGAAGGTTAAGCAGGCAGAATTCAATCATAGACCACTTGATAGGATCAGAGCCCTCCTTGTTGAGGTAAGCGATATACTTGCGCTCCAATTCCTTCATCGGTCCGAACTTCACCTTGATCATGGCATCATCGACGTAACCCATCTCGTTCTCGAGCTGCATACCACCCTTGTAGATTTCGCCCTCCTGGTATCCCTGAGATACCTCATCGAAGAACGCATTGAAGAGTACATCTCGGTCCTGAACGCCATAACGAACAGGGAAGAACTCTGTAAGATTGCGAAGCTCAAGAATGCGTGCAATGAGTGCATCCTGTCGAAGGATAACGAACTGGTCGCCCAACCCAGCGTTATCAACACCGTTGTAGTTGGTTGAGAACTGACCGGAAGCGAGAGCTTTGGTATCACGGAGTTCATTACGACTCTGGTGATAATTGTAGCGCTGCTGCAGTGCTACCGCATACGCCATTGCTTCCTTGCGGAAAGCTATGCCAGTAGACTCGTCTGGAGTAGAAGAAGCCGCAAGCGCAGGATTAACCGCAATCTGGTTCCAACGTTTCTTCATGTCAAACATAGAGTGTTCGACGCCAAAGAGATAATTATCGTTCGACTCGAAGCCGTTGATAGGAATAGAAGGAGCGGTAACATGAGCAGCAGGCTTATCAGGAGCCGTGTCCTGCGCCATCTTCTGCATATTCTCTGCGAGTTCTGATACTGCTTTTGTAAGCTGCTCGTAACTTACGTTTTGTGGAGCACCGGCATTCTGCTGGCTGTTCTCGTTCTTCTTGCCCTCATCGTCATCATTATCGCCGCCATCTCCATCGCCGTCGGAATTATTATCCTTCGACTTGCTTGCCTTTGAGACGATTGCGTAGAGCGAATTAATCTGCTTCTGATGCTCCGCCTCTTCGGCCGCACTGTTCTCTGCGGCGAGATCATCCATGAGGATGCTCTGAAACTCCTTCTGATAAGCCTCGCAAAGAGTCTTGTACTCTTCTGCGGTAAGGCTCTTGTTCTCGAACTTGTTGGTAAAGCCAAGCTTTTCGAGAATCTTGTTAAGTCTTGCTTTGAAATTCATAAATTAACCAATTAATTTAAACATTAAAACAACTATAGATCAAACAAAAAAACAAATATGAATTAACCGAATCCATAAAGGCTCTGCGTACCCATGTAGGCCTCGCCCAGCTGGGCTACTTCCGCAACCGCTTCCATTAAGGTACGCTTGCCGTCGATAAGTCCCACTTCCTCAGCCGGAGCCGTATAGTAACTCTCACCCTGAAGAACCGGTGCGTCATCGTCCAGATCCGAAAGCTTAGGGCGCATCGCCTTTACCTCGGAAAGGAACTGCTCGTTCATCGGGTCAAGCACGTTCTTGATGTAGTCAGCAGACTTTCCATCCTTCAGATCGTCGAAGACCTTATTCTTCCGAGAAGAGTTGGTGGCTTTGGCAACAATCTTCTTCAATCCGAGCTTCTCGAAATACGGCTCGAAGTTCCAGAAGGAACACATGGTTCCGATACATCCTACGAAATCGTGGCTGGTGGTAGCGTATAACTTCTGTCCATGGCAACCGATGTAGTAGGCTGCGGATGCGCAGTATTCCTCGTAGATGGCAAGGATAGGCTTCTTGGCGCTTCGCAGGGTCTCACTCAGACGGTCCATGTACCATGCTTCGCCTCCAGGACTGTTAATATGCATCAGATGGGCAGATATCTGAGGGTTATTCTCTGCCGCAATGATATCCTGCTCCAGCTGCTTGGAAGAGAAGTACCAGTAGCTTTCCGCTGTCACGACTCCGAAGATGCGATGATAAGCGATAGCTCCATCACCAAGGGAAGGAGAATCGAACTCATCGGTAAGCGTTACAGCTTTCGTTTCGTCTCGCTGAGTAGCCTTGGAGGATATCGCCTGAAGTGCTTCATGTGTTTCATACTGATACCATGTATGAGTCTTGAGATATTCCTTAACCTCTGCGAGAGTCATCGCCTGTTCGGCGTTCTTATGTTCTAGGCTCGCCACAGTACCATTCAGAGGAAATGCAGCCACCATCAGTCTGCGGTAGGCATCCTCTGTAATCCATAGAGGTAAAGTGGAGAGTAGAAGGGTCTGTATTTCATCCATCTTAATTAAGTTTTCCACAAAGGTACACATATATAATAGGTATAGAAAAGACCCTAACCAAGCGGATTCGTGAGCATCTTGCACTTGACTACAAGCTTTGCTTTGTTGAGGTGCTTGACGAGCTGCACCCTTGCCGGAATACCTTCTGCTCCTATTTTGTACTCTACAGGATTCTCTGTAGCACTTATATGGCTGACATCGGAGATGGTTACGATGGCGTTACGGGGTGTTCTTAGCACGTTAATCGTATCATTATCGGGCAAATCGACCACGAAAGTCTTGCTGCAATCCCAATATACGCCACCATTTTCCTCAGTCATGGTTGGTTCAAAAGCGAATGGGTCCGCCATGAAGATCTCCCACTTTTCCGGGTTCTCAATAAGAGATACACCCACAAGACAAGAAAATTCCATCATAATGCATATTTTTAGAGTGATTATTGCGAATTTTTGAGTGACAATGTTTTGTACTCGGTATGTATTAAAAATAATTAAACACCTTCTTTTTTTTGGTATTTTCTCGGAACTTTCGGAAAAAGTCGCTGTTTATAGCGATAGAAGTTCTTCAGAAGCGCATCAGGAGATATCGATTCAAGATTGTATTTTCTGATGAAATCGTACACTACATCCTGGTTACGCTTAGGTCTCCCCTGCTCCTCGTTCTCCATCATGGTCCGATGAAACTCGAAGTTAAACAGCAGGCGAACGTGGTCTTCAATCTTCTTGGCTGCTGACACGGAGAGATAGTTGAAGTAAACCGGATCCTTCCCGGGATGGCCATCCATGTTGGATCGGCGAGAAGGGAGGAAAATCTTAAGGTTGGCATCCTCAGGAACCACGCTGTGAGAGTCTGGTTTGGCCATGAGGTTCCACACTACATGATACAGATCTGTAGTGTGCGGAATTTTTACTCCACCCGTTTTCGGGTCGATTTCCAGCTTTTTTTGAATGTACTCCGCCAGATATGGTTCGATTCTGATGGATGCACTTCGTTTCGAGATACGTTTTTCTTTTTCCATATTGCTTTTTCTTATTTTTGCGTCCTACCGTCCTACAATCCTACAAATTGTAGGCAATCAACTGCAAAGATACTAAAAATCAATGACTTATGCAAATTTTATCAAACATATTTTTGACCTACACACTCATTTTTTCGCTTCCTACACGTCCTACAATCCTACAAATAGGGGTATTTTGTAGGATGGAATTACAGAAAACGGGAAAATGTAAACAATCCTTATTTCCTACAGCTTCCTACAATCCTACAGCATTTCCTACAAACCTCCGAAATCCGCAAAACCAACCTAAACAACTGATAATAAGATAAATAGATAAATATAACAGTTTGAAAAGAAATGCATTTGTAGGATTGTAGGATTGTAGGAAGGCGTTTTTCTAAAAAACATTTTCAAAACGTCGCTTTTCCTGGCTTTTTTGTAAAATTAGGGGGTTCGGGGGATTTTTCGCGTCTGTACATCATACACATGTAAAAAAATACCCACGCTTGCCCTCTCGGGTTTGCGTGGGTAAGAATATGCAAAATTCAACTCAATTTTATGTGATTTTTCCTTGGTTTTCTCGAATATTTTTTGTATCTTTCCTCTATAAAACGAAAATGATTTCCCTCGCACAAGGTAACTAAAACAAGGGAGTTTGCCTTTTCTTCGTAAATAAAGGCGCATGTCTCCCTTGCACTTGCTTATATAGCAAATGCGATTATCAGTATACTTTCC